ACCTTCTTCAAACTCTTCGCCAAGGTTATCTAAAGCATCAGCATAAGAAACTTGGGTCAAAGGTTGACCACCTCTGGCACCATCGGGATAGCAGGTAAACCCGCGTAAACCGTGAGCATATTTCGCTAGTGTTTCTGCAAAAGGTTGGACCGTATCGGGGTTATTTAGTTTGCTTCCCCACTTAGGAAGATTAATCGTCGAACTAATCGACATATCCACGTACTTCTGCACGTCGAACTGAAACTTGATTCTGCGCTCATAGTCCTCCGAGAGGTCGAGTGCAGACTCGATAGAGTCAGGCTTAACATCGTATAGCTCCACCATCTCTTGAGCGGCACTATCTATGACGTATTGGTAGTGCCAGCGTTTGTTTCCTTTGAGATACCGCCGCTTGTAAGCAACGGCGAAAATAGGTTCGATACCTGATGAAGTACCGCCGACGATTGCTATCGAGCCTGTGGGAGCAATGGCGCGATTGGCAACAGGGCGGCTAATAGACAGAGCGTCAGCAAAAGAACGGCTAACAGTATCAGATACGCCTTGGTAAATCCCCAGCCAACGGTGAAGCTCTGGCGTAACTTCGTATTTCGACCCTCTTTTAATAAGCCATTCGTGTAAGCCCATGAGTCCAAGCCCGAGTCGTCTATTTTGTTCTCGTACTTCATAAACTTTCTTATATGGAAGTTCAGCCCGAAGGGTTCCACATATGAGGAACTTCGTCGCAAGTTCTGTAATAGTTTTAAGCTCATCTAAATTCTCTATTCGTCCAAGGTTCATGCTGCCCAAGTTGCAAACGTCGCTATCGCTCGAACTTGTGACTTCAGTGCAAGCGTTTCGCGCTGTCTCATCTTCTTGATCGAAGAAGTTGAAACTGAAGCCCGGCTCGGCAGTACGTAAAGCCTGTTCAACATTCTTGGTGAATACGTCACCCAGATTACCAGTGTTCCAATAGCTCAGTAACCATTCGGTGTCGTAGTTGACGCTGATGTTTGTGTGATCGAGCGGACACTTGAAGTTAAAGTCCTGTTCTTTTGCCGCTGCCATAGTGGTGTCACCAACAGGCATGTCGTCCCAATTCTTAGCGGTAAGAAACTCTTCGATGTCACCGTGCTTGTGGTTCAGTGAGGCGTAGATAGCAGATCGCCGTGACCCACCTTGCATAACGCTGCCGCCAATGTGATCGACAAACTTCATGGCGGGCAGGGGTCCACTGGCTGTACCTCCTGTAGATTTTAGAGGGTTACCAGATGCTCGATACACTGAATAATCGTTGCCTATACCGCCCCCTGTCATAAGACAGGAGGCAGCTTTCCAAGCTAGGTTAGACCATGATTCACGGGTATCTTCAGAAGACTTCAGCAGGTAGCAATTGTTGAAGAACTTTTTGTCTCGCCCAGCGTAGTACAAGTACCTGCCACCCGGTACAAATTTGAGGGCAGCTATAGCTTCAGTGAGCGTTTCTTTCTCATCTGCCGTCAGGTGATCCTGACATACATCCTCGACCAGCGTCTTAGCTAGTTCGCTAAATGTCTCTGCACCCTCATGCCGATACTTGTGATTGAAGATATCTTCCGCAAACTTTGAGCGGAACATCGGATTGGTATTTGATCTAAACACTAAAGCTCCTTTAGGTTATCTACTAGCTGTTTCAGGGATTTTTCTAGGTTTTCAGTACCAGCCATGATCTGTTCTCTCTCGTCTGGAGAAGGTGCTTTAGACCTATACATAGTGACGAGTGTTGCGGAGATGGATTGACTAAGCGTATAAAATTTCTTTTGGCAGTCTTCAAATGAGCTTGTTAGCTTTAACGGATTAGACGCCAAGTTCTTCTCCTTTAATGTCAGCAATCCTCATATCGATGTACTGCTTGGCTTTCTCTAAATCTTTGATCTCAGTTTCCCAGCTATTACCCTTATACCCAGCCCGCATAACATACTTGACTATGTTGCCTCGCCAGAACTCTAGTTTGTTCTGAGAGATAAACTCGTAAGGCTGTATTCTCCAACGAGCGTAATGCTTTGGTGCGCTAATATCATCGAAGAGTTCTTCCTGATCGCCGTGGATACCTGATGTATTATACATTGCTCTCTCTGCTAACCTTTGCATTTGGATACTTATTGAGTTGGAGGTTGCCATAGTTTGACCTCTTTTGTTTCGTAATTGTAATCACCATCTTTTAAAAGATAAGCTAACCTTGCATTTTCCAGAGCGTCTTCCTCTGTGAGGCCAGCCTTCTCGTAGGCACCCACGATCTTTTTCCACATCCAATAGTTATGTGATGAACCACCATCAGAAGGTGTAAGAAGCCTCTCTGCTTTTACCGGGCCAACACCGGGGCAACCTTTATAGTTATCTGCGGTGTCACCTACTAAAGTCTGTGTATAGAACCAGCGTAGGCATTCGTCTTCTTCAAGTTTCTTTAGATTACCGTCGATAAAGTGATACCCCGGCACCTGCCTAAGGTCTTTATCGGGTGAGACTATTATAGTGTCATCACTAGCAAACATACTGAGAACATCATCAGCTTCGATGTTTTCGTATATACGCACATCGTAGTTGTCTATCATATGCTGCCTTGCGGCTTTTAGGCACACAGGTTTTCGGGTATTTTTTCTGTTTGCTTTGTATAATGGACTAACGTCTTTTCGGAAATTTTCCTTACCAGTTAGGGCGATAGTCATTCTTCCAGTGGCTTCAGTTATAAGTTCTCGCAGCCAAGAGAAGTAGTTATCAATTTCCGAGTTTACTTCATTAGCATCACAATGGAGTGTCCATAGATCGTCTTCCCATTTCACTGCCTCTTCACAAGCTGAGGCGATTCTGTAGGCAACGATGTCACCGTCAATTAGTAACTTCATTCATTGTCCTTTCTCTAAGTGTTCGTAGTAGGTTTTCTTTTCAGATGTTATAAATGTCTTCAATACTTTATTACGATCTTCATCTCCAGATACCCAAGCAAGAATACCCACTGCTTGGTTTTGTTTTTCTCTTAGGAACGGGAGAAGTTTAACCGTTAGATTAACAGCGTCTGATCCTCTCAGTGTCCATGCCCAAGACTTTCTACGGGTATTAGTAGCAGAACCATGGTTGTAAAAAGAACCACCGAATTGCTCATGTATTGCGCTTAACAAATTATAGTTAGCAGAACTTATTTTAATTGAAGGCTGTCGATTTCCGGGAGGTAAGCTGAAGCAACCCTCTCCGTCGATGTATCCAGCGAGCCATTCGATGCTAATGCGTTTCTGCCCAAGTTTTCCCGACGCTGTATTCTGCGTCGAGGGGTGTTCTGATATCGAAGTATTCTCCAGCATTTCTAATTGCTGTAATCGCCATTCTTCCAAAGTTATCTCCTATATTTCTTTCGCACTCCCACTGTGTTTCGTCGTGTACCCATGCAACTTGTTGGCATCTATCCTTCCAGCCCCGCAGCAGAACAGCTTTATCCATTTCAATAAGCCAACGCTTACAGATCAGGCTACCCGCTGATTGAATTAAAAGGTTGAGGGAGGAGTGAGGGCTTCTGACAGGCAGCTTCCTACCGTCTAGCCCTAGTAAATATTTCTGTGCTTCCGCTTTTGCTGAAACAGTATCTATAAGTTTCTTGAGTGCAGGTATCTCACTGAAGAACTTTTTCTTTAGTTTGTTTCCAGTGTTACGAGTTCCACCCGCAATACTACCTAGCTTTTCTGCGCCAGCCCCAAAGATTAATGCGTAGATAAATGTCTTCGCTTGATCTCTGGTGTCTAGTCCAGCGGCCTTCTGGTTAAAGGAATGAATGTCACCATTCAAAACAACCTCTGCATAAGCTCCTTTATCGTAGGGGTATAAGTAATGGGCCAATGCTCTGAGTTCTAAACCAGATACATCGACGCCTACCAACACCTTATCATCAGGAACCTTAAATAGGTTTCTGCACTCAGTACCGTAAGGAACACGGCAGGAAGGCACCTGTGCTAGGTTAGGACTTCTGTGGGTAGCTCGTCCACTTACAGCCCCATTGACTATCACAGAGCCTCTGATGCGTTCATCTGTTCCTACACTATTTAACCACGCTTGCTTACCTTCACTCAGTGCCGCTACTCGTTTTGTAAGTAAGAAGTACTTAGCTAGTTTTTTAGCTTCTGGGTAAGGTAAGGATCGCAGGACTGTCTCATCAATTTTAGGCTGTCCCTTTTCTGTGTAGGTACTAGGTTTCCAGTTATATTTTTCTTTCAACCTATTTGCGATATGATGTCTAGAATTGGGATTGAATACAATTTTCTGAGACTTATAAGTTAGTACACCTTTTTGATACCCTCGCTTCTTATTGTTTACCTTGGGTACAAATGGTGTCTGCACTTCGTAGTCAGGAAATAACGCCTCAAACTCACTTTCTAGAAGACCTTTTTCTTTCAGCAGCTCCTCTGTTAGTTCCCACGCTTTTTTTACGTCGAACATGAAACCTTTGTTGCGCTGCTTTACGCATATCCGGTGAACCTGATGCTCTAAGTCGATACTTTTTTTTGAAAACTTCTTTTCTTCAAGACGCCTGTATAGGTCACAAGTCACTCCAACATCTTGAATGCAGTATTCTAGCATCTCATCACAGAAGGTATCCCAAGGTCCGTTAAAGTCTCCTTTCGCATTCTTTAAACGTATGCCCCATGCCTTCAGGCTATGTGAACCCCGTAGCTTTCCCGGTAGATCACCATTCAATAAATCCCTTGTGACAACATCTGGATAAACCAACCGTGACCATATGAGTGTATCGGTTACTCGATCCCACTCTGGGATAAATGTTGGTTCCAATGTTTGGATAGCAGGTACATCAAAATCAATGATGTTATGACCCGTTATTTCGTCAGCTTTGAGAAGGATTGGGAGAGCGTCTCGCCAGTTATCTGTGTACGAGACTACTTCTTCACTGTCTAAGTCCTTAGTGACAATGCAATGAACGGTATCTAGTTCACCGAGTAAACCGTTTGTTTCAATATCAAACGCTAACCTCAATGAATTGTCTCCACTACGAGTTCTACATTAGCAGCTTCAGGATACATAATTGATAGGTCATCTAGAATATTTTGAAGTCTGTCCCTTGTTTCGCTGTCAAACATTCTCACTTCGATAATGTCAGTAGGGTTGTCGATTGCGTCTTGAACGGCTGCAAACAGAACCTCAAAGACCTCCTGCATCTCTTCAGGGATATCTTCAGTTAGTTCTTGGTCAAAAGTCATTGTTTTCTTCTTCTTCATCAAAGATGCACTCCTGTAATTTAGTCGTGAGTGGATCAAATCGAATAGCACAAGCCAGCCCAGTGTCACCGCTGAACCTGTTCTTCAACACACGCACCTTGCTTACGTCTTTCTCTTCACCAGAAAGGTCGCGTTCTATGCCGATAACTGCATCACTCAATTGACCTATTGAATGGCTACCTCGGAGTGCTGAAAGAGATAGCTCGATCCCGTTTTCGTAACCTTTGTTGCCGTCAGGACGGCGCAGGTGACTAACAAGGACAAGACCAATGTTTGTCTCTTCAACCAGAGATCGTAGGGTGGTCATAGTAGCGTCGATCATTCGCCGCTCATCACCGTCTGCAAAGGCAGAGGACATGATGCTTAGGTGGTCTAGGATTACCCAGTTAACGTCACATGCCTTGGCAAGGAAACGAATACGGTTGATTAGGTTTTCAGAATCAATGCTACCAAAATGGTCATAGCAGTATAATCCAGAGAGACCCTCGTATACCTTGGTTCGTTCGTCTCGTTCAGCGTCTGACAGCTCCTCCCAATCTCTGGTATCTAGGTGGATAGGTTTGCCTAAGCGAAGGGACATGATGCCCTCTGCCGTCCGCTGTACTGATTCTTCAAGGGCTATGTATCCAACCTTCTCGCCGTCTTTGAGAAGACTGTCAGCTATCTGTCTACAAACCTGGGACTTACCGACCCCAGAACCTGCACACATGGTTACCAGCTCGCCCCGTCGTAATCCTCGGGTCATTTGAGTTAAGCCGGGGAAGGGGTAATCCTTGCTGGATTTATTCTTAGGTCTCTTCAGGTACTCAAAAAGAGAACTATGGTCTACTATGCCATCTGGATGGTGAGATTTAGCCCCCCAGATCGCATCTGTTAACTGTTTAGTTTCTCCAGAAACCAGCATGTCGCTGGCATCTTTCAGTGGCAGTGTAACTATGTGACATTTACCGACGCTGAATAATGGCGCTACCTTTTTTGCAGCCGCCCTGCCTTTATCGTCGTTGTCAAAACATATGTTTACTCTGTCGAACTTCTCCAGCCAATCAAGACTACTCTTGATGCTTCTCGCTGCACTAGCTGCACCATCCGTAACACTGACTACTGGGTATTTGTTACCAAAGGCTTGGCTTACCGAAAGACAATCTAGTTCGCCTTCTGTAATGGTGACCATCTTGCCACCGTTTCTCCAGAGCCATTGACCGTAGAGACCGGAGTGTTTTCTCCCGTTCCACTTAAAGTTTTTATCTTTATCTCTAATCTTCTGTCCTACCACACTTCCGGTATCGTCCAGATAGTTAGCGATATGAACAGGGTTATTCCCATCCTTTCCTTGCTGATAATTAAATAACCTACAGGTTGCCTCTGTAAGTTTTCTTGAGGGTATTGGTTTGATATTGCCGTGCAACATAGCTCCTTTCGTTTCTCCTTCTGTCTCCTCTGAAGGTTCGTAGTATTCACATCCAAAACAAAAGCCATGCCCATCAGTGTATCGAGCTAAGTTGTCTTTACTCCCACACGATGGACATGGCTCATGGCATACAAACTCGCTATCGATCTGCGAGGTAGTATTCTGCATACCGTTGTCCGGTTACTGGGTTTCTCTTCATATTCTTTTGAATATCGTGACCTCGTTCTCGGAGGTCTGCAATCCTACGAGGCAGAGAGGCAACGCCGAAATCAATTAGCGCACTCCTCAACGTAGTAACCTTACCTTTTCTAAAATGACTCAAAAGTCTATCTGTCTGAGATTTCATTCTGTCTCCATTCTTTAACATTAAAACATGGACAATCTTTCTTACTGATATCGTTGTGTCCCATGACTTCAGCGAAAGGATGCCTTTCGATAAGCTCCTCAACTAATTTTGCAAGGATGACCCACTGATCGACAGTAAAGTTATTCTCTGGTTGATTGTCCTCTGATAGCCCACCGACCAATGCAACTCCGATAGAGTCACTATTGTTTCCGTAAGCGTGTGCGCCGATTTCATTTTCAGCGCGTCCAGTCTCCACGGTTCCATCTCGACGTATTACGAAGTGGTATCCGCAAGTTCTGAAACCTCTTTGCATGTGCCATTTTGTTATCTCATCAACACCAATATCCATGTTTGGTTTGGTAGCGGCACAGTGTATAACTATTTTGTTAGTCTCTTTTCTTTTAGGCATCTTTTAATAAATCACTTAATGAATATAAATCTGCGTATCTAAAACCATGTCTTTCACACCACATGGCGTAAGTAGTTTTACTTTTCTTACTAATTTTTTGTCGGGGATTACTGAACAAGAAACGAATATCCAATCCACCTTCGCTGGGTGGACCGTAATATTCTTTAATCAACAGATGTTTGGAGCGGTCAGCACTATCGAACCTGCCCTTGACCTCGATGTAAATATCACCGATCTGGAAATCAGGTTTGTATTTGTGTAGCTTGGCTGGCTTTAGATATTCTATCCAGTGAGGCTCATAAGAAAAGGTGGCACCCAAGTCTTGCAACCCAAGCGCCACCTTCCCTTCCAAACCAGACCTAAAGGACAAGGTCTGACCATTATACACCATACTAGAAGTCTGTAGATTCGTCCACTTCTTGTTCGTCCGTGGCATCCTCCGACGATTGATCCTCTTCTGAGAGGACGTAACCGTCTTCTTCTTCAAAACCGAATCCTTCTGTTCCGCCGCTACCTTGAACAAGATCAAGGATTTGAACAGCGTTTATCTTCAGGGAAATACCTGCACCAACCGGCGCTACATATGGGTAGAGAAGACTACTAATTTTAATCTTACTACCTGCCCATACGTTAACATCGAACATCGGTGTTCCCTTGCTATCGAACATAGGAATCTTTGGTTTAATGGTGGACTTAGTTTTGAACTTAAACTCGACATTACCTGTCGGGTTGCCTTCGTCATCTGTCTCATCAGCATAAGGTAGTGGCGCTTCCTTTACCTTCTTCTTACCACTTAGCTTTTGCTCTTCTATGAGATCAGACAGAACCGCTTCAATCTTCTCAATAAATGGTTCTGCTTCTTCTTTATCTAACACCAAGTTGACTTTAAAATCACCCGGTGTCTCCCACTTTGTGTCTGGTTTATTTAACCAGCAGTATTTAGCTACACCCATAGGAGTAGTTAGCTTTATGCCCTTCATTTAATATACTTTCTTTTTAAATGTCAGTTCACTCAGTGAACTTAGGAGAAAAAATGTTTAGAGTTTAGAACCTTAGTTATATCGAAGGTTCCAACCTCAGGGACCTCTGGTAACTCTTCGATTTGAGCTTCACTTAGTCCCATCCCTAGATGGTCCTTAAAGGTTTTTAAATGTTCGTTACTTGTGTAAAGTGAAACAAAGGCTTCACGGGTGCATCTGCTTAGTGTTTTGCTGTCGGCAGGTATAGTACCGTAGCTATCATGGATCATAGCAAATGCAGTAACGCCTTCCTTAGCAGCAAGATTTATAGTTTTGTACATTGCAGTAGCATCTAAACTGTGAATGAAGTTTGCTGACAAGGCATTTACCATGCGGGTCTTGTCGTACTTGCCGTGTTTTATCTCCGAAAGGTTTGATCGAATGTAGTCACCAAGAAATTTAGTTTTCACTCGTCTAGCTTTGAGATCATTATACGCCTGTCTCACGTAAAAATTACTCGGAGTAACCCATGTTATAGGCATATCTGCCTTGTTCATCACCCGCGCACATTGCTGTAGAAAATCCATGCCGACGCTCACAGAGCTGACAACCTTACTCAAGGCGTAATCAATCTGTTTCGCCAAGAAATGAATCGGTTTGTTAAGGTCACCGTCAAAAGGAAGAGGTATATATTTTTCGGCACATTTTTCCTTAACCCAAGACTCCACCGATCCATCTTTGTGATCGTGTGACATCATGGCGTACAACCCTGACCCATATGATCGTGTCATCGTAGGTGTCTTTAGGAGGCTGCGGTCCACACCGAAATCTAACCAAGCTTTAGCCATAGCACAGGTTTTACCACCCTCATTTCTAACGTGATCCTTTAGACCCTCGATAAGGATTTCGGCGGCGGCTTGGTAAACGTCCTCTGGTAGCTCTTGGTCAGACAGGTTTACCTTGATAGCTGTCGACTCATCCTTGAGTAGAGCTGCCCAGTGTTGAAACGCATTACAAGTGCCGTCGCGCATCACCGGATAGCTAGATTTGTAGTCCTCACCTTTCTCCTTCCACTGTTTCCATTCGTTACAGAAGGATAGAAACAGGAAGGGTTTCTTTGGATCACACCAAAATCTGTTATCATAGCAATCGGTAGCAGACGCTATGATCTCAGGGGTATGCTCTTCGACCCACTCAACACGGTCATCAAGAGACACTTTGTCGTATCCGTAGAGACTCGCCCCATATAGGGCCAGCTCTCTGGCGCTGTCCTCGTCCATGTTCTTAGCGTGTCGATCACCGAATGTAAGTAACGCTCTACTAACGTCGTTACCTTGAGGCTGAAGATAGCTTGCCTTTGGGTATGCGCGGCCCCTGAAGTCCACTGTGTAGACGAAATATAGCTCCTTCTCGTCTGTGAACTTGTCAGCTATCGTTTTGAGCTGATCGTGCATACCCACTTTACCAAGCTGCTTCTGTCTCTCTGTGTAATAAATCGCAGCGGCTTTCCTATACTCATCCCGTGCAGTTTTATTTTCTGCAATGTCAAACGGCTTAGACGGCGCATCATCCAAGTCTTGGATAGGCAGTCTACCTAACCGACTCTGAGTACCCCAGAGGTAGTTAAAGCGTTCTTGTATAAAAGGGTTGAGTTTCCATGCAGTATTCTGAAGTGAGTTAACACTGTCGAATATTTCAGTCAGATCAAAGTGACTCAGCTCCTCCAGGTATGCCCTGTTATAACTTTTTACGAGAGGTAGAGGCGGCATGTGATGTGAGTGGAAACCTCCAGCGCCTTCGCCACTCACTGCTGACCACGATCGTGGCCGGATGATTGTAGGGTAGGTCTTGGGTGAACGGATGCCACGGAGGTTCTCAATCTTCCTCATTTGCTGAATGGCGTAATCAGCAAGTTGAACATACTTAGTCTTTCTGTCCTTACTGCGAACTAACTTCACTTCTATCAGGTCAGTGTGTTGCATGATACACTCAATCAAACGTACTCCCACTGCCCAGCGTTGGTGATCTGACCATACTGACCAATCGTTATTACTGTGACGCTCTGCGGCTTCACGCAGTTTTCTGCGGGTGTAGATGTACCCGCTCGACCTTTTAACTAGAACGCCAGTGATACGTTTGACGAGATCAGGTTGATCTTCCTCGAAAAGCCGTACATTAATCTCATCCTCGACGGCCTTACCCACTACTATAGCTAGTCGAGTGAAAGTCATCAGCGGACGTTCTGATTTGTATGTTTTATTACGCCCCGGATTAAGCAGATAATTAATAACCGTCTTGAGAGTGATAGCCGAAAGCACATCGGGTTCTACTGCTCTGATAACACCCAGCTCGATGTTGTCTCTCCCCGGTCTTTTCTCATCAAACTCAAGCAAGAACGATTCTATTGTTAACTGTGTAACCTCCATGAGTAGCGTGACGAAGGATTTTCCAGACGCTGTTTGCGAACCTTGACCCTTTTCGATCATCTGAAGAGACCTCTGGTTCACTCGGTGTTCGCCTTCAAGCTTAGACTGTCTCTCTAGTTCGACCTGTCTTGTAACCTTACCTAAATCCATAGCGGATAGACCTCATTTTAGAATTGTAAATGAGCGACTAATGCACGGGTGGATAAACTGTATATATTGATAGAAAACAAGGGAGTAGGTGATTAATGCACCCCCGGATGGGTTAATCAAGAGGATTTGCAATCCTCCGCATAACCACTCTGCCACCGGACCTTCGTTTAGTATCAATGACTTAGTGTATACTTTTTACCCGTTCCGTTTTTCAGTCGCCTATTTCGATACTCTAGCGGATAACCTAGCAAAGTCAATCCGCTTCCGTCTTAACTAACGAATTGATTGAGGATGTCTCTGCCCTCAACAATATCGTTGGAACTCATCTTAGCGTATCTCGCAGTAACTTTTGAGTTGCTATGACCCATCCACTTGGCAATCTTCTCAAGGCTCATCCCACCTTGTACCAATCTAGAGGCACAGGTGTGCCGGGTTATGTATGGTGTTATCTCTTTCTCACCATCGAAAAGCTCCTCCCGACATTTGTTGTAGTGGTACTTCAAAATGCCGTAGGTTAGATCAGAGAACGTCTTTGTCATGTTGACCCGCCGACTGGCTATCTCCATAGCTCTAGGTGTTAGCGGTATCACTCTTGACCTAGCGTTCTTGGTGAAGAAGTCAGGGTCTTCCTCATCCTCTCCACGATCAATTTTACTCTCAACAGTTAGAACACCCTCTCGTATGTGTTCTGGCGCAATCACCAAACTCTCAGCGGTTCTAATGCCGGTGTCTATTGAGAATGTCATCCAATCATTCAGGATGTAAGCAACATCGGGTGACGCCTTATCGAAATAAGCTGCAATAGCTTTCTCTTCTTCTGGGAAAAGCCACCTAAGTCTACCCTCTGCCTCTCTCTCATGCTTCACCAGAGGCTTATCATGCAGAGATACCATGCCTTCATAGCTGGCACAGTGCCACATGACGTTGAACGCGGATATGCGTCGGTTGAGTGTCGCTGGAGTGTACTTTTTAGCAAGGTCCTCCTTATACCTACTCAGGTCACTGCTTTTTATCTCAGATATAGGAGTATCAAACCCAAAGTACTCACAGAACAGGCGGCCTCTAGGGTAGCTGACTTTCTTACCGTCTGCCTGTCTAATCCATCGAGTATTCCAAGCTAACTCCAAAGCTTGCCCCAGTGTAAATGCTACACTAGGCGGTTCCCCTGCTAAAAGCTCCTCGTTGAGCTTCAGAGCTTCAAAGTGTGTCTCCCTTGTTCGTACAACTTCTTTTCCATCGTGCTTAACCCTTACTTTGTAACGTCCTTGAGGTGTTTTTGATATACTCATATGTACTCTCTAGATATTGCGGATATTAGCGACTGCTTTAGGAGGATTCCCTTCTTAGTTAGACCCACAAGCTTAGACTTACGGTTCATCGGGTCTTCCCAAGTTTCTACTAAACCAAGACCGGGGATACCCCGGCGGTGGATAGTCCCTAAGGCACTACAGTTACGTGACACTGACGCCTGAGATACATTTGCAGTGTCGCGAATGTTGCTAAGGTGGCACGGACCAAACTGAGCAACCATAAGGTAACAGATAACAGTCTGGAGCTGCATTTGTGGATCATGTCCCTGAAGTATTCTGATAGCTGCTGTAAATTGGTGAAGATTTTTAAGTGGGACTTCAACACTGTTGGCTCTCGACATTCGATACTCCCCAAGAATAATTGGTGTCTGTTAAAGCGTATAAACTCGGCGTAAAGCCTACTTTCCGAAAGGCTCTACCGTAGTAGCGTTCTTGCACCGCTAGAAATTCAGGCAGAATACTGGCTCTACTAGCGCTGGCTAGAGCGCAAGAATTTATCGGATGAGGGTTATATGTCTCAGGTATATTGTCTTCAAGACAAAAAACCATGTCATCCAAAGGGTGCTTTTTACCTGCTAAATCTTCGTAATGGTCCAGCATGTCCTGTAGAACGTCTACCTGCCGCAGGTAATCATCAGCGTCTCTTACGCACCTGTGGGTTTCGCGCATAAACTTAGTGATATCGTTATGAGGCGGTAAAGCGTGATACACATAGTAAGGCACCAGGCCTAAAATATTGTAACGCTCATGTGCTTCTGGGTTTAAGTGACGAGAAGATAGGCGAACAGTGAGCCTACCTGAAAGTCTGTCTAAAGCATTAATGGTTAACTTGGTATGTCTGTCTAAGTTAGTCATCGTTACGTGCCTTTTAATGGTTTCGTTTACGCATGAATGATGATAGTGGATCAGTTAGTGCATAATTTTAAGATCACCAGTGTACCAATCTGAGCCGCTTTTCTTGAGAGCTGTTACTCCAGCTTGGACCAGCATGGTAATGATCTCTTCCTCACTGAGTTTTAAGTTGTCAGCAAGTGTCTCAACTACGAACGCATCGTCTTGAGGTAATGCGTGTTCGCATTCGTACACAATAATCGGCTCTCTCGTTACGTCCTTCATTTCGCTACTCCCTTACCATCACGATATGGCTGCCATAATTCTGTTGTGAACATCGCTTTCGCTTCCAAGCACTCTTGCTCGGACAGTACATTCTTGAGTGTCTCAGCCGCCCTGTAATCTGGGATGTAGCGGCGGCGCTTCCTAACGCCGTATCCACTACACATCGGGCTATTAGGTTCAACGTATGAGAATTCCATGAGGACCTCATCGTCATCCTTAACCACCATTACTGTAATCATCGTTCATATCTCCTGTTATATTCAGCTACACACCTCTTGCTCATTTCATCGAGCAATCGATCTCGTTGATCCCAGAGTTTCTGGATGTACTCTGGGCCATACCTTGTGTTTTGCATGGTTTTCTTGATGTCATTCCATGCGAACTCCAGCTCGCTATCCGCCATGTCACTAGGTGATTTCATAAAGTTCTTCCTCATGTCGCCGCCAAGTCCCTTCCAGATAATCACAAACATCAGTACGCCAGCCGCCCTCGTCACCGTTACAGCACAGGTGATACCAAGGCCTGTCCTCAAACATTTGGTGGTAGTCAGGGCGACCGTTTCGGTCTCGCCTACAAAATTTGCGGCGAAGTGTTTTGTGCCAAAAACTCCATAAATTCTGGAAAGTTTTGCACATCAACTTGTGATAAAAGCGTTTCATTAGGTCCTCCTGATTGGCAGGGCAATGTAATCTCTCATCACCTTGTATGACGCTTTAATAGCGCATGGTTGAAGCCCAGCAATTTTCCAGTTGTTTTGAATGATATCTTCACCGTCATAGAGATATTCAGCGGTCACTGGGTGTTCAAAAGATGTAACAGGTGGCGCATCAGGGTGTGTCGATGCACCAAACAAGGTGGCGAAATGGCGCGTGTTATCTATCGGTCCATTCGCGCTTTCCCACTCGGATAAGAGAACATCAATAATCTCAATGCCCTCTTGATTTGGCCTGACGTAGTAAGACATCACTTGGCCCTCTTTTTACGGTGTGGATAGGCAATGTTATGGGTGTTGGTGTCCCAGCAAGCGCGACAGGTGCCGCACTCATACTTGCCGTATTTTTCCTTGTTGAGATGAGCGAGACACTCGGTGCCGACCTTGGCTGGACTGTCGGAGTGACTAAAGGCCGTAGTCGTTAGCCAAGGTCCAGCGATAGGCGCGGCGTCCTTCATAGGTGTACTAGCTCTGAGTGCTACGTTATCGGGAAGATTGCGAACACTCAGTACCTCCCGCCAGATGGCATACTCCTTAGTCGGGAGCCAATGTTTACACCATGGCGTCCGCTCAATTACATCGAGAACATCGTGTGCCATCTGGACACTACGAACGTCGCCACTATCCCACCATCGAAACTCTGGTGAGGTGGCTAACTCCATAATCATGGCGGGTATGAAGTACTTGCTATTGATGAACTTCTCCCGCTCATCCATAGCTTTGATAGTGTTAGGCATTCGGTACATGCCGAAACGAGCATAACAGTCATAGCAGATGGTGTCGGGTTTCTTGGCGAGCTTGCTGCCAGTTATGCATCCAAAGGCCGATATGTTTATCGACTTACACGGCATCTTACTGGTGCTACTCAGTAGAGCCTTAACATCGAAAAGCTCTGAGCGTTTATCCATGAACTCTGAGTAGATGATGTTTTCTTCAGGGGTGAGGAGTGGCGTGTTGAACATCGGCCTAATCCATTCTGCTGCTGGAAAAGGCATCAATGCCGTGACTGTTTAGAACTTCCGCCGCTCGTCTGGCGAAAGCCTCTTTACGCACCATTGATTGACCGAAAGCGGAAACCCAGAAACTAAGTCCTCCATAATAATGCTTTTCAAATCCTGCATTTTTCTTAGCCCATCGAGCGAAAGAGGTATTGCCTTTTGCAATGCGTACCTCCGCAAAGCCACAAGGACCCTCCGGTACAGTCCAGCTATTTACTACCCCGGAATTGTCATCTAGTGGGTTAGCGTGTTGCTGTACCACCATGACAGGCGGTACGACTTCAGCCGCCGCCTTGTTACCCTCAGTTACAGCTTGCGCCCACGCGGCCTCAAAGCCTTGGTAACGCTTACGGCGCTCTTCTGTTTCTGCGCTGATCTTTTCTCGTAGACTTGTGTATTCTTTAGTCATGGTCTTTGTCCTTTAGTCTGTCTGGTTCACTCAGTGAACTGAGCGGATTAAATGCGGTAGTGGATTAATTAAGATGAGAGAAAAGCACGGCGGCAATTACTATGGCGACCGCAGGTCCCATAATGAATGAACCGAATGCCGCCAAAACGTCGCCTGTCTGCGTGTAGATATGAGCGAAACAAAGGGTCCCAACGCTTCCGCCCATGATTAACAAAGGGATATAAACTGATAACCAACTCATAATTTTTACTCCTGTTTGATGATTACTAATCATAGCAATGGATCAGGATCGACACCAGCAATTAATGCAGAAGTGGATCGGTTACTCACCTACCGTCACGATTATTTCCTGAGGTTTAAATCAGCAGGGTAGGGCGCTGGTTACTCACCTACCGTCACGATTATTTCTTGGGGTAAATTCAAAGACAAAAAAAAGGACGGACCATAAAGGCCCGCCCTAAGTGGATCGTGAATCTGTCAGGTGTTACGCGGCGCAAGATTCCTCAATGGCTTGGCTTGCTTTGATGGCGGCTATCATGCCGTCGCTTTTCTTGGTGGCATCTGCAATCGCCGCCGCGTTCTTCGCTTTCTTCTCCGCCTTCTCGACTACGTCATTCGCGTTCGCTTCAAATGCATCGCCCTTGATTTGACCGATAAGCAACCGAATAATTAAAGACGTTGAAACGTCATCTTCATTCGTTGAAGCCTTCAGCTTGTTGATATGCTGTTTCTGTTCGCCCGATAGTTTCTGCGGCGGTTCCGGTCCTTCCTGAGCTGGCATTAGCTCGCCGCCCGCCGCCATGATCTTATCGCCAAGACCATTAGCAAAGTGAATACCAAGAAACCCCTTACCATTATCGGTGAAGTCCTTTAGGAATTCGCGCACCGCTGCGCCGTTCATCAACGGTAGCTCGTCACCGTCCTCAAGGTCCGGGTGGATGGCCTCAATAGCATCCAGAATTTTGACCATCGCCTGACCGCGTTTACGTTCGATTTCTTTACGGGCCTCCGCGCTTTCATCCGCGCTCGCTTTCTTGGTGAGTTTGAAGATGTTCTCTTTATCGAGTGACGTGAGAAACAATTTAGCGGCGATAGGATAGGCATCGTGAAAGCGAGCGATATTCCCGTTGCGTTTAATCATGGAGGTCGAGAGGCCCGTCTTCTCTTTAACAGCCTTTAGAATATCATCAGTCTTCTGCAATTCAGGAGAGACCTTGCGATATTCCGCGCTAGTAATCTCCACAATT